ATCCGCGCGCGCGGAAACCTCGGCGATCACATCGGCCAGCCTGCGCCCGCTGACCCGGCCGGTGATCCAGTGCCCGCGGGCGTAATTCTCGCCATCCGACCAGAGCGTGGTATTGGCCGGGAAATACGGGTAGGGCCGCGCATCCCACGCCCAGACATAGGCATGATCCATGTCGATCATCCGCCCCGCATATTCCTCGGACGCCGGATTTCGGGCCGGATCGCCCCAGTAGCCCGCAATGGCGCGCAGATACTGCATCTGGATCAGGGGATCGCGCTGGCCCGTCGAGAAATGCGGCAGGCTGGATTCGGACGATTTGGGATCGAGGAACTTGTTGGGCTGATTGGTGCCCTTGTCCACCGCCGAACAGCCATATTCGGTGAACCGGATGGGCTTGGATTGCGGCACCCATGGTGTGGGCTCGGGCGCGCGCACGCCGTCCACGCGGTCGAAATGCGCGTTCTGCCACCAGTTGCGCAGATCCTTGTAGCGAAAGACCCAAGGCTCGCCATGGGCGCCATCGGTGATCGGCTCGCGCCGCTGCGCCGCGCGCGCCTGCGCCGAGGGGTAGAACCAGTCATACCCCTCGCCGCCCTCGATATTGGATTGCAGGTAGTCCAGATCGTGGATCGACGGATACGCGGACGCATCGAGATGATCATCGCCGTCGCGCCAATCGCTGAGCGGCATGTAATTGTCGATGCCGATGAAATCGATCGTCTCATCCGCCCAGAGCGGATCGAGGTGAAAGAACCGGTCGCCGCCACCCGTCTGATAGCCGAAATATTCCGACCAGTCGGCGGCATAGCTGATCTTGACCTCCGGGCCGAGCAGCTCTCGCACCTCAGCCGCCAGATCGATCAACTGCGCGACCGCCGGAAAGCTGTTACCCGCCCCCCGGATCTGCGTCAGGGCGCGCATCTCCGAGCCGATGCAGAAGGCCTCGACGCCCCCCACGGCGGCACAAAGCGCCGCCTGATGCAGGATGAAACGGCGATAGGACCATTCATCCGGGCCGTCATAGGACACCGGGCTTTGCTTGACCGCACCGCCGAAGCTCAGCAGGTCCAGAACGCCGGTCCCCGGTTCGGCCACTGGCTGCGCGGCGATCGGGGTCACGGTGAAATCCGATGCCTGAGCGGTGCCGAAGAACGCCGCGACCTCGGCCTCTGCCGCCGCGGATCCATCCGGGCTGCCCGTCTGCCCCGGCGCCTTCGAGGTCGTGATCCGCCCGCGCCACGGCAGCACCGCCTGATCATCCGCATCGCTGTAAGGATCGGGCAGGCCATTGCCTTGCAACTGCTCCATCAGGATGAAGGGATAGTAAAGCACGTCCTGTCCAGCCGATTGCAGGGCCAGAATGGCCTCGATCACCGCCTGATCGGTGGGTGTGCCGCCATAGACCTCGCGCCCCTGCGCATCCCTTGGCACTTGGCCCGCCTGCGCGCGCGACAGTCCGCCGACCTGCCACGGCATGTTCGAGGCGTCGAACTGCCTTTGCTCCACGCGCGGGTGAATGCGGCAGTCGGCACAGCGCAGATCCGTGCCGAACCAGCTGACGATCAGGGACGTCGCGCCGCACTGGGGCAATTCCTGCGTCAGCGCCTCGAGCGACGTGACGAAATCGGGCTGCTCGGACGGCGTGTTGATATTGGCGACGTCGCTCGAGCCAAAGCCGAAATCCATCGTGACCGGCGTGGTGGCGAGCACGTATTCGCCACTGCCGGGCAGCAACGCCACGCCGCGCACACCGCGCACCGGATCGAGATCCGCCCCCGGGGTCTCGGCCTGCGACGGGCGACAGACCTCGAAGCTGAACTGCGGCACGCGATTGCCAAAGCGCGAGATGTCCAGATCCTCGATCACCACATAGGCGGTGCCGCGATAGGCCGGCACGTTGCCCGCACCCTCCACCGCCTCGATCAACGGATCGGGCGCCTGATCGCGCGTTCCGTGATAGACGCGGATGCCCAGGCCCGACAGCGACACCTCGGTGCCATCGGCCCAGACCCGCGCCACGCGGGTGATCTCGCCCTCGCACAGCGCGAGCGCGAGGCTGACCGAGTAGCTGATCCGGCGCGTGTCGGGCGTGGCGGGGCTGGGGCTGCCCTTGCCGCCGCCGCTGCCGCGGGTCACGCTGACATTCTCGCGAAATTCGGTGGCCCAGATCACCTGTCCGCCGACACGCATGCGCCCGTAGACCTGGCTGATCGCGTCGCCCTCGCCCGCGCCGGTCAGGCGCAGGCGGCTGACGCGCCCGGTCTCGACCACCTCGGATCCCTGCCCCAGCAGGCGCTGATCGATCGAGCGCCCGATGACGGCCCCGGCAAAGCGCCCGATCACGACCGATGAAAGCCCGAGGACAGAGCCGCCCACAGCCCCGCCCACGGCCGCACCTGCGGCTGATAATAGAATGGTTGCCATCGCTTAGCTCTCCTCGGGAAATGCGAACCGCGCCACGATGCGCCGCCGCCATGGCGCGCTCAGCGCGCATTCGACGACACCGTGGCCCGAATAGGCGTGAATGAAGCTGGCAGCAGCGCCCGTGCCGGCGACGATGCCGAGATGCTTGGCGACCGACCCTTCGCGCATGCGAAACAGGATCACGTCGCCGGGGGCCTCATCGGTCAGCGGCTTCACCACGAGATGCCGCGCCGCCGCCTGCCAGAGCGCCTCTTGCCGCGCGGGTTCCGACCAGTCCATGGAATAGGCGGGCGGGCGCTCGGGCTCGGCCCCCCTGATCTCGCGCCAAAGGACCCGGACGAGGCCCAGACAATCGCAGCCGGCCCCCCGGCACGCGGCCTGATGCCGGTACGGCGTGCCGATCCAGCCCCGCGCCGCCGTCACGATCCAGTCGCCTTGCGCGCTCATCGCCTGCGGCTCCCGCCGTCGAGACGCGGCGATTTGGTCGGGTCGGTGATCGTCCAGTCATCGCCGGGAATATCGGGAAAACCCTGGAAATTGGCCAGATTGTTGAACTTGAACTGACAGGTGCTGCTGCGCTTGTCGCAGCCCGCCTCGATCCGCAGCATGTCACCGGAGGCCACGCGCGCGCCCAGAGGGTGCCACAACTCGATCACCCGTCCCGCGCCGTCCATGCGGTCACGCTTGATCAGACCGACCAGCCCCGAGGCCGCGCCGTCTTGCACGCGGATCACACCGTGGCGAAACCAGTCCGCGGCAAAGCCGCCCATCTCCGCGAAGCGAAAGACGCGGTTGTCCTCGATCTCTTCGGCGGCGCGTTCGGCCAGATAACCCGGCGTGTCGAGATCGAAAGCACAGTCGCGATCCCCCAGAACCGCGCTGCAGTGTTTCTGGTAGACCCGGCCAAGCGGCACGTTGAGCGCGTCTGTCAAACCGCGCAGCTCGGCCTCGAAGGCACCGCCCGCGCGGCGCAATTCGCCGATCGTGCCGCGAAACAGCAGGCTGCGTTGGTCCACGTCCTGCCAGTTGACCAGCCATGCGCGCAGATCCGCGCCGTCATAACGGCCCGCCTCGATATCCTCCTCGCGGATCGCGGCATCACACAGCGCGCCCAAGGCTTCGGTATTGTCCACCGAAAGCCCGGTCGATTGCTGCAACGCAAGCGCCGTCAGCCCGGTATCGGGACGAAACTCGACGCCATCGAACTGCAACACGCGGTCGTGATCGGTAAACCCCATCACCACCCCGTCACGGCGGGTCAGCGCCCAGGCCCGGCAGGTGGTCGTGATACCCGTCCCCAGATGATCCAGCAGCGCGGTCATATCCGGATCTCCACGACCGGCACATTGGGCACCTCGCCGGCCTGAAAGCTGGCAAGGCTGGTCTGAATACGGTCGGTATCGAACCGCACCGGCACGTCGAACTCATAGCCGGCGGTGATCGGCACGTCCCGGTTGGGCGGCTCGACAAAGGTCACGATGCCGGTGGTCGCGTCCACCTCGTAATGCACGCCCTCGAACATCTCGACATTGGCCTGGCCGATCCGCACCGTGCCCTTGACGGGTTTCACGACGGGGCGCACCGCCACCTGATCGCCCGAGCGGTAGGTCTTGACCAGTTGAAAGGCCCGCGTCGCATCGTCGCCCACGGCGATGTCCTGATCGCGGTAATCCGGCTCGGCCTTGGCGCGGCCCGACTTGAAATCGGTCCAGTCCTTCCAGCGAAAGCCGTAAAGCTGCCCGCGCCGTGCCTCGAAAAAGGCGATCAGTGCCTCGACATCGTCAAGACTGCGCAGCGCCACCCCCGCATCATAGCGCCGGCGCGCCTGCGCCCATGGCGTGTTGCGCTCCTCGAACCCGTTGGCGAGCGTGACGATGTCCGTCAGCCGCTCGGGCCCGCCGAGCGAGCCGAAACTCAGGCTCGCCGGAAATCTGACCTCGTGAAATCCCATGTCGCAGGCTCCTTTCAGCGGTTGCGCCCGCCGCGTCCGATGACGCGGCCAAGCTGTGCGGCGATCTGACCCTGGCTGCGGCGAAAGCCTTCGGCATCGGGGGTGCTGATATTCATCACGACGCTGACACCGCCGCCACCTTGCGTGCGCACCCCGAGGCGGCCATCCGGGCCGCGGCTGAGCGGCATGATCGCCTCGGGGCCCGCCTCGCCCATCAGGCCGGTGCCGCCGCGCATCGGAAAGGTGACAGGCCCGTTCACGACCCCGCCATTGGCAAAAGGCTGCACGCGGCCTTGCGAAAACGAGGCGCCCTTGGCAAAGGGAAACAACCCCTGCACCAGACCGCCGACGCCCTGCGATATCAGCCCGCCCAACTGGTCGGTGACCGGACGCGTGGCATCGTTGAATGCGCTGTTGACCATGATCGTCGCCATCCGCCGCAAGCTGTCGGACAGGCTGTCGCCCTCGACCACCGCACCGCGCAGCGCGGACCGCAAGCCACGGCTCAGCCCCCGCTCGAGGCTGCGCACGTCCTGTCCGGCCTCGGCAAAGCCGCCGCGCACGCGGCCCAGCTCCGCGTTGAAGGCCGCGGCCATGCCGGTGGCCTGCCCCATGGCGTCATCCAGTGCTTCGATCTGCGCCTCGAGCTCGTCGGCGCGGTCCAGTTCATCCATCGCTCATCTCTCCATGTTCATCGGGAAAGGCCCGAAGCAGCGCCTCCAGCCCGTCGCGGGCCATCGGGCGCACGCCCTCACGCTCGCCCAGCATCAGGCGCAGTTCGACCGGCGTCAGCGCCCAGAACTCGGCGGGCTTCAGCCCAAGGCCCTGCATCCCGGCGCGCATCAGCGCTGGCCAGTCGAAACGGACGCTCATCCGCCCGCCTCCGGCAGGGCAAAGGCCCGCGCCAGCACTTCGGCCGCGGCGCGCGCGGCAGCGACCGGCCCACCCTCGACCTCGGCGCTCAAGAGATCGGCCGCGGTGCCACGCCAGCCACCGCCGCGCAGCCCGGCCACGATCAGCGCCAGAACGTCGCGGGTGGAAAACGCGCCTTCCTCGAACCGCGCCACCAGATCGACGAGCGATCCGCGCTCCAGCGTCGCCTCGAGCTCGGCCAGCGCCCCGAGGGTCAGCCGCATCACGTGCCGCTCGCCATCGATCACCAGCGCCACCTCGCCTGCATAGGGGTTGGCCATCACGTTCACAGTACCGTGAAGATCAGCCGCCCGGCCGAGGCCAGCGACAGCTCGTACGTCGCCTCGCCGTCATGCGTGCCACCATATTCGATCGCACTGACCTGGAACGGCCCCTCGATGGTGCCGAAATCGGGGATGATCACCTGGAAGTCCGGCATCTCGCCTTCAAAGAAGATCTGTCGCGCCCGCTCGTCACTGGCGGCATCGCGAAAGATGCCCGAGCCGCTGATATTGGCGGATTTGACACCCGCCCCGGCCAGCAACTCGCGCCAGCCACCGGCCGAATCAAGGCTGGTGACATCCACGCTCTCGGCATTGAAGCTCACCCGCGTGGCGCGCAGTCCCGCCACCGTCTGAAAATTGCCGCTGCCGTTGAGATCGATCTTGATCAGAAGATCCTTGCCGTTCTGCACTGCCATTGTCTTGCTCCTTGAAGTCGGGGTTAGGCGCCGTCGTCGACGCGCGCACGAAAGGTCAGGTCGATCCGGCGACGGCTGCCGCCGGTCTCGCGCCGGGGCGCGGGCACGCCAGAACTGAACGCCCACGAGGGTGCTCTGCCCGAGCATCATCTGCGCGTCCTCCAGCGCATCGCTCACCGCACCGGCCACGCGCTTGGCCTCGAGAAACCCGGCCCCGTCACTGACCACGGTGACGGTCAGGCGGTGCCAGGCCCCGCCCGCCGTGCCGTCGCCGCGTGCGCGTACCTCTTCGGGGCCGAGCGTCACGTAAAGCGGCGGCACCGCACCGCCGGGCAGCGCATCGAAGATCGCCCCACCGACCAGCGCCCCCAATGCGGCATCTGCGGTCAGGCGCGTGAACACCGCCTCTTGCAGGTTTGCGGCCACCGTGTAGCTCATGTCACCACCTCCTCTTCGGACCAGCAGGTCAGGAACCGCGCGGCCGGATCCTGCTCGGTCACAGACAGGATGTTGAACAGCCGCGCCCCATCGCGCAGGCGCTGGCCGGCCTGCGGGCGGCGCGGGCTGCCTTGTGGTGCTGCGCGCACGGTGATCCGGAATGCGGCAAGGCCGACGCTCGTGGCCGCACCTTCGGCCTCGCGCCTGGTGCGCGCGCTCAGCTCGGCCCAGAGCGTGCCGCGGGCCTGCCAGTCTTCGACAAACCCGCCCGCCCCGTCGGGGCTGCGTTGCGGAACCTCCAGCACCAGCGGCCGGTTGAGCCTCGGCGCGGCCATCAGCGCACCCCCCGCCCAGCAGGCGCACGGTGCGGTAGCGTTCGATCAGGCTGGACACGCCAAACGGCATGCAGCCGCCGCTCAGGCCCATCTCGTGGCGGTACTCGTAGTAATGCGCCGCCAGCATCAGCACCGCCTGCGCCAGGTCGGGGGGCAGCTCGGCCCAGACCGCGCCATAGCCCGCGCGAAACACGATCTCGGCCACGCTGCCCGAGGCGATCGACGGCAGGAAGCTGCCCACCGGGCGCAGCACGGGCCGGTGCGCATCACGCTCCAACCGGTAATGCGCGGGCGGCACGAGATCGGTCTCGTCATTGCGATCGCGCAGCCTCAGAGGCTGATCGGAAATGGGTTGAGTGAATTCAGCAGGTTGTGATTCTGTTCGGTTGTGAAGCTGAACGGAGATCACGATGGCCTGGACCGAACTCACCCGCGAGCAGCATAAGCGAGAAACGACGCGATATCCAAGCGATCTGACCGATGCGGAATGGGCTATCGTTGGCCCGCTTCTGCCTGGCCCGAACAGGCTGGGGCGTCCGCGAACGGTTGACCTGCGCCGCGTCTGGGACGCGATCCAGTATCTGGCCGCCGCCGGGTGCGCGTGGTCGCTGTTGCCGAAGGACTTCCCGCCGGTCTCGACTGTGCGATACTATTTCTACAGCTGGCGCAACGATGGGCGTCTGACCGTGATCAACCGCGACCTTGTCGCGGCCGCCCGCCAGGCACAGGGCCGGGACGCCCGGCCCACAGCTGGTGTGATCGATAGCCAGAGTGTGAAAACCTCTGAAAACACGTCACTTTCCGGCTTTGATGCAGGCAAGAGGATCAAGGGGCGCAAACGTCACATCATCACCGACACCTGCGGCCACCTGATTGCATGCGAGGTCCATGCGGCCAATATCCAGGATCGTGACGGCGCGCCCGGTGTCTTTGCCAGGCTCCGCCGCGAGGCCCCAAAACTGCGCCATGTGTTCGCGGATGGCGGCTATGCCGGGCCGAAACTGCGGGGCGCCCTCGTCAGCCTCGGGCGCTGGACGCTGCAGATCATCAAGCGCTCGGATACCGCCGAGGGTTTCGAGGTGCTGCCCCGGAGATGGGTCGTCGAACGCACCTTCGCATGGCTCGGTCGCTGCCGTCGACTGGCACGCGATTGGGAGAAAACCATCGAGAGCGCAGAGGCATGGGTGCTGATAGCCCATATAAGGCGCATGACGCGCCTCCTCGCAAGACCCTGAAATCATTCATTCCATATTGAATCGGACTCTCAGAAACCGCCCGCATTCCGACGGGACAAAAACGGAGAGAAGCGCACTGCCATAGTTGCCGCTTTCGCTGTGCGTGGTGCCATACGGCCGCCTATGGACCAGATACCGGCCTTGCAGCGCCGCCAATTGCCTTCGGTGCTCTGCGAATTTCTGAACGAGGGCGGGCGGCGTTTGATTGTGCTCCTCCTCGCGTCGCCATGTCATGTAATCGACAATGCCGTCGATACGCCGGTCGGCCTGAACGATTTTCAGAAACTTCCTATAGCGGACAACCTTCTCGTCGTCAGTGCGCCCCTTATCAACCAGAAAACGCTGCAAGGAACGGAGATCGATATAGCGTTGATCCCTGACATCCAGCATCATTTCCATCCAGAGTTGGAGCTTCGGCGCGCCGATCGAATGCGCCTCCTGGTACGCCTGTAATCGCGCGCGTATCTCATCGCGCTCGTGATCCGGAAAGACTTTCAGCTCGGGCATGACGAAACGGGCCGGTCGGACAAGGTGCATGGCTGTTGTTGGGTTTATGATGTACGATGTGGCATGGGCGCGGCAAGCCCCCGGCGCCGCGGGGCGTCGGGGGCCGGCTTTCTGCGGCGAGCCATCAGAACAGGCTTATCTGGCGGGCAGCGGCTTCGCGGGCTTTCCACGCATCGGACAGTGACTCCACGTCTAGCCACTTGCGGGCATAGGCGACCGGGCCGCCTTCGATCTCGACGGCTTCACGGCTAGTGAAGTGCGAGCGGTAGCCAGTCTCGGTGACCGGCAACGGCACGCGATCATCGCTGACCAGTTCGAGATGGGCAATCGGATAGCCGTTGATTTCCGTATTGAGCCAGTTCGGCGTCCAGCGAACCGAGAGGGCTATGCCCTCCCAGTCGATGCGGTAGGTTTTGGTGGCGCTCATGATGCACCTCCCGCCGGGACGCCATCGTGATCGGTCAGGTCCATATCGGGCGTGACGCTGACGAAAAGCGGCGTGATCCGGTAGTCACCGGCGTCTTCGTTCACGGCGACGATGGCCGCGGCGGGCGCGCCGTTCACATGGCATGACAGCAGCGCGAAGTTACTGTACTCGCCGGATGTCAGCGCCTCGAAGGCGCTGACGTGCTGATCGGTGATATGCGTGCTCATGTCACGATCCCCCCGTTGTCGCGGGCGATGGCGGCATAAGCGCCAAGGCTGCGATTGGCCCGGAAAAACCGGTCGCGTTCCGCCGGAAGCCCGAAGGCACCGCGGACGCTCTCGATCTCGGAAATCCGCACGCTGACGAGTTCGGCGCAGCCGAGCCCGAGGTCGCACAGCCCGAAGGCGATGTCCGGTTCGTCCGGATCGAGCTCGGCGATCAGCCAGGTGCAGTTCGCATCGGGGGTGAACAGCTTCACAACGGGTTTGTGATCGGGCTGCTCCTGCCCTTCGGCGAAGGCCGCGGCGGTCGCGCGGCCCTGCTCGATGAGTTTCCGGTATTCACTAGCGGGGATCAGTTTCATCGGTCTTCTCCTCGCTGTGCGGGTTGAACGTGGCCGGCAGGATCACGAGGCGGCCCTCGGTCGCGGCGAGCGGCGTGCGCAGGTTGCCCTTGAAGCCCTTGCCAGATTTGGTTGGCCAGAGGCCCGAGAGCTCGGTCCAGTGCGCTTCGCCTTCCGGCGTGTCCTGCACCAGCCAGGCCCGGAATTTCGGGCGTGTGCCGGACGGCTTGTCCTGCGTTTGGGTTTGCGTTGCGTCAGTCATTTTTAGTCTCCTTTTCGTTGCGGGCTGGCCCCATGCCAGCCGATGCCGACGCGTCCGGCGCATGCGTCGGGGCGGCTGCAACGCATTGTTGGGGGGACCGTGACTGAGCGGAGCGAGGGAAGCGGGGGAGCCGACAAAGCAAGTTGCAGCGCTGAACCCCGCGTTATGCGCCAGCTTCGCGCACGGTCTGGCAATGCGGGTTGCCCTTGCAGAAAGGCAGGAGACGGAGATGTCGCTGGGTTGGGGCACGGTTTCTTGAGACAGTTCATAGCGCTAATTTTCCATCGAAGGAGGATAGACCATGGACGACAAGAATAGCTCGACATCTGGCGCGACGGAGGCCGCGGCCCCGGCGGCGCGCGC